ATGCTACCTCATAAGTTTCAATTGCAACTAAATTAGCAATTGTTAGGTTATTGATTAGATATTTGTTGATTACATTATCAACACTTGTCTTCTCAGTAGTGTCAACTTCATTCAAAGCTTCAAAAGTCTTGATTTCGTTGTTTTCGTTATATTTAATTAGTGTTTTGTACATATTATCGTCCTTTTTGTTATTATCAATCATTAAGGTTACATTATACATGAACCACCGTAGAAAGCAAGCGAAATCGGCGCTTTTTTTAAAAAAAATGCTCAGTAAAATCAACGTTTTAGTAATTATTTTCATTTTAATTTTGTCCGGCTGCTCTGGAAAAGTCAAAAATTGTGAATTTTCGCCTGATTTAGAGCGAATCGGCGAATCAGCGCTAGAAAATCAAAAAAGTTTGTCGGAAACTGAATTGCGAGCTGCCAAAATGCGTTGTGATTTCTAATATAAATACTATTAACATAAAATTTAACTAAAAGGCGAAAATGACGAAAATGCGTGAATATATGTTCTGGAACGAATCAGGACAAGAAGAAAAAACAGAACAAATGAGTTTAAAGAAAGCAGTAATGTCAGTCCAATCAAAATTTAAAGACATTTTTATTGGAGTTGAATATATCAGTAAAAAAGGCAAGTCTATAACAGATACAATCAAGTTACCTTTTGGTAGAAAAGTGCGACAAGGTATAGAATCTGAAAAGAAGAGAGCAGCTTTAAAAGCTAAGTTAAACAGATAACGGAGAGTTCAATGCCAGCAGTAAGTAGAAAAGGCGATAGTTTGTCAACTGGTCATATTTGCACCGGAACAACTACACTTGATACACCAGGTCAAGGTACATGTTTTGCAAATAGTATTTTGATTGCTAGAGTTAGTGACCCTACTGTATCACACCCTTTTCCACCAGCACCACCTTGCGCTCCACACGTTGCTAACGTTAATGTTGGTTCAAGTACAGTAAGAGTTCACGGTTTGCAGATGGCAAGAATAGGCGATAGTACAGACGCAGGCGCTATGACTAGTGGTTCTTCTAATGTATTTTGTGGTTAGTAGAAAACGACTACATAAAACCTTATAAATATCCGTATGGCACAATATGACTCAAGCACACAAAGTACAAGTAACAGAAATAGTCGTAAGTTTAAGGATATTGATTTAGACTTCGGCCGTAATGTTGTAACTAATGACGTTAATACAGTAACAGATATTATTGCTATTAAAAGGTCCGTAAAGAATTTAATACAGACTAACTTTTATGAGAGACCTTTTCATCCTGAATTAGGTTGTGGTGTTAGAGAATTGTTGTTTGAGAATTTTACTCCTATAACAGGTGTATTCATCAAACGGAAGATTGCTGAAGTGTTGGCAAACTACGAACCAAGAATTACTTTAAATAGTATTAGGCTTGATGACGACCAAGATAATAACAGACTAGTTGTTGATATCTACTTTTATATTGTGGGTATTCCAGGTCCACAAACAGTATCAACATTTTTACAAAGGTTAAGATAACAAATGGCTAATAATAAACTCAAAATATCAGATTTAGATTTTGACCAGATAAAAGTTAATCTAAAAACATTCTTACAAAGTCAAACAGAATTCCAAGATTACGATTTTGAAGGCTCAGGCCTTTCAGTATTACTAGACGTATTATCTTACAACACACATTACCTTTCTTACATTGCTAGTATGTCAACTAATGAGTTGTACTTAGATAGTGCAGATATTAGAAAGAACATTGTATCGTTAGCAAAAATGTTAGGATATACTCCGGCAAGTCCAAGAGCGCCAAAATCAAATCTTAATATAAAAATTAATAATGCAACCGGTTCAAGTATCACTATGAACAAAGGTACAGTCTTTACTACAAGTTTATCAGGACAAAGTTATCAATATTTAAACAACGAAGATATTACAATTACTCCTGTAGATGGTGTTTACAACTTTTCAAACATAACTTTATATGAAGGTACTTTAGTTACATTTAAATATGTAGTTGACAGTACAGATGTTGACCAGAAATTTATTATTCCAAGTGCCAATGCAGATACATCAACTTTAAAAGTTACAATACAAAATTCAGCACAAGATTCTACAGTTTTAACTTATCAGTTAGCTGGTGGTTATAATTCAGTAAACGCTCAATCAAAAGTTTTCTTTATACAAGAAGGTGATGAAGAGAGATATCAAATTTATTTTGGTGACGGTGTTACAGGTAAAAAAGTTTTAGATGGTAATATTATTATCATGGAATATATTGTAACTAATAAAACGGTTTCAAATGGAGCTTCAAAGTTTTCTTTACAAGGTAATATCGGTGGTTTCACAGATGTATCTATTACAACTAACTCAGTTTCACAAGGTGGCGCTGACGCAGAAACAAAAGAGTCAATTAAGTTTAATGCACCTTTACATTATGCAGCTCAAGATAGAGCAGTAACAACTTCTGACTATGAGACAATTGTTAAGTCAATTTATCCTAATGCATTATCAGTTAGTGCTTGGGGTGGCGAAGATGATGAAACTCCTGTTTATGGTGTTGTCAAGATTGCTATTAAAGCAGCTTCAGGTTCTACATTAACCAATCAAACGAAACTAGACATTGTAAATCTTTTAAAACCTTATAACGTTGCTTCAGTTAGACCAGAGATTGTGGATCCAGAAACCACTTCTCTATTATTGACTTCTGTTGTTAAATACGATTCAAAAAATACTTCTAAGACATCTTCTACTTTAAAAACAGAGATTATAGAAGATATTACAAAATACAATACAGATACACTTCAAAAGTTTGATGGTGTCTTTAGATTTTCTAAATTATCAAAATTAATTGATGATACAGATAATTCAATTTTATCAAACTCAACAAATGTGAAAATGAGAAAGAATTTTACACCAACTTTAAGTTCATCTACAAAATATGATATTTACTTTAGAAATGGATTATACAATCCTCATGCAGGACATAATAGTATTGCCGGTGGTATTTTATCATCTACAGGATTTAAAGTTGATGGAAATACAAGTGAACAGTTTTTAGATGATGATGGTAACGGTAACGTTAGACGTTATTACCTAGTTTCAGGTATTAAGACATATGACACATCAACACAAGGCGTAATAAATTACACAACAGGTCAAATTACATTAAACTCTTTAAATATTACTTCAATCTCAAATATACGTGGTGCAGCTTCTACTAAAATAGAAATTACAGTAACACCAGATTCAAGAGACATTGTTCCTGTTAGAGACCAGATTATCGAGATTGATACTAACGTATTATCTGTTACGGTTGAACCTGACACCTTTGTTGGTGGTTCTGCTGAAGCAGGTGTTGGATATAACACAACAAGTAGTTACTAAAGAGAAGCAAAGTTAAATGGCAAAATTTAATGATAAAATCTCAACAATACTTAATTCACAATTACCTGAATTCGTTGTTGCTGACCACCCGAAATTCGCTGACTTTCTAAAGGTCTATTATCAACTTTTAGAGTCTTCCGAGTTAGGTGTTACAAGTATTCAATCGACAGACGGTATGTTGATTGAAACAGAGACCGGCCAAACTAATAACATTGTTCTTAACTCTTCTGGTATTGGTTCAACACGAACATTATTAGATACAGAAGATAAAATCCTTTTAGAAGAAAGTCCTTACGGTAAATTTGAACGTGGCGAAGTTGTCAAGGGTATGACCTCACTTGCTACAGCTACAGTCTTTGCAGAAGATTTAAAAAGTAATAGATTATTCATATCATCTCAAAACATGTTTGTTAAAGATGAAATTCTAGTTGGTCAAACTTCCAATGCAAATGCAATTGTAAATACAAACAGACCAAGTCCGGTTAATAACATTATGGACTTGTTAAAGTTTAGAGACCCCGATGGTGCAATTACAAACTATTTAAATTCATTTAGAGATGAATTCTTAACAACAATGCCAGAAACCATTGACGCAGATGTTAATAAAAGAAATATTATTAAAAACATCAAATCAATGTATCGTGCCAAAGGTACTACAAGAGGACACGAAACATTTTTCAGGCTACTATTTAATTCAACTGCCGAAACGATTTATCCTAGAGAACAAATTTTAAGAGTGTCCGATGGTATTTGGGATTCTAAAAAGGTAATGAGAGTTCAAGTTACTGTTGGTCAAGGTACAGATTTAATTGGTAGAACAATTACAGGTTTTACTTCTAAGGCA